CTTGCCGCTGGGGGTTTGAACAATCTTGCCGCGAGGGGTGCTGATAGTCAGGTGACTTGCCGCCATTAGACGCCGCCTCTCAGTTCCCAGTGACGTAAAGCGAATGAGCCGTAGTCTTTATTATCCGCTTGCCTTATTTTGATATACGACGGATATTTAGCCATTAGCGCGCTTATCGTGAACGAAGAAGTGATTTCATCGCTTACAAGCCCTTTGACCAGAATATCGCCCTTTTTGAAGGCAAAGTTGCCGGCAATGAGTGGAACGTAGATCGAGGCTTTATCCGCCGAGGTTGAGCCTTGCTTATCGGCAATGTTGATTTCTGCAGACTGCCACATCACCGGTTGCACTTCATGGCGCGTCCAGACGGTAGTCGTTCCGCTTTTCGTGGCTTCATACCAAGTCATTGAGTGAGGTGTGTACATGTTAGTCCATCCCTCTGAATAGTAGCCCTGTAAAGGCTAAATACTCGCGCATAGCATTAGACACCTTCGCATTGACCGTCAAAGCCGTGTCAGGTGATACCGCAAAATTAACCGAATAGTCTCCCACTTTTTCGCTTGCGATTGATCCACCGTTCGCTTGCGAGTCAGCGTTATATAAAGCGTCCGCAGCCGCGCAGGTTGCCATTTTGATTTTGTCTATCAGAGCCGCGTCTTCAGCGGCCGTGATAATCGCTGAAGCGCGTTCGAAGGTGTGAAAGTTCACAGCCGTTGAAGCGCGTTCCGCATAGCGGTAGAACGAGTCGGCAGGGACGGCCACGCCCTTGTATGTGTTGACGTAATACTCCAAATCAATGAACGCTGCCATCCCTTACCTCTCTTAGAATACGATCCAGTTGATCACGTCGCCGGCGGTAACCTTGTAGGTCGAGCCATCTGCAACGGTCAACACACCAGCGGCGAGGCTCGGCTTTGCATCCGCGCCAACGACCACGCCAGCCCGCACGATTTGCACAATAGCGCCAGTCGCGTTTGCCATGCCGGTGTTGATTTCCGCTTTGCCTGCACTATCATCACCGGCAACAGCGGTGTAAACGCCGCTAACCGGCATCCTGCTTACCCAGTCAATTCCAGAAATTGATCCAGCCATTATGCACCTTCCATCCAAACGATATAGCCGTCAAACTTGCCAGCGGTAAGAGCGGCGGTTCCAACGGTCACGGTCACTGCTTTTTCAGCAGACAACTTAATCGGAGCAGTCTTCACGGCTGCCATAGGTACCTGAGCCGCAAGCGTCAAACTTGCCTTAGCGGTAGCAGCCAATAAGTCAACTCCGCTTACCAGCCCAATAGCCACAGTTGCCGCTCCTGCCGATGTCACCGCCGTAATAACATCCACGTGCCCGCTGATGACAATCGCATTATCAGGAATGCTGACCGCCATAGGGTGCGCGGCCACAGTTTTGTTGCTTGCCGGAGTTTCAGCGGCATCATCCGCCTCTGCGTCGAACGTGAATTTTGTAACATGTAAACCGGCAAGGGAAGCTAAAGACTGGAAGTTATCATCCGCATCTTTGAGCCAGCCAGCACCGGTAAGTGATTTAATTTCTGCCATATTAGTTTCCTTTCTTCATGGCTGTTTTGCGCGCTTTAGGCTTTTCCAGCACCTCAGGCGCTTCAGGTTGGGGGTTAGCCGGTATTTCTACCGGCTTTTCCTCCACTTTCACATACCCAGCGGCAAGATAACGCGGCGCTTCATGCGCGCTCACATTGATCGTAATGCCGCAGTTAATCAGTTTCACGGTTAAGCCTTATTGTGCAGATACACGCCGGCAACTTTATTGGCGTAAACAAAGGCATCGTGGTAAATCCGATATTGCACCAGCCAGCCGTCGGTGGTCTGATTTTCATCAGGACTAAACACCTTCAAAGCATCGTGTTTTGCAACTTGCAAAACAGCCGTAGGGTGAATAATCATGAAGTTGATATCCTTGCCTGTTGATGCGGTCTTAGAATAACCACCAGCGTCTTCGGTTGAGCCAGCGTCAAGGGTGATGCCCTTATAGAAGCGGGTCTGCGGAACCATAATAACGTCCATACCATCGAAGCGTGTAACGCTTCGATCTACGGCACTTTCGTTAGCCAGGAAGCGGCTTACCTTGCCCTCAAGTAAGCTCAGGCAAGAGTCGCTGATATACAGGATGCGCCCTTCGCGTGGAACCTCATCCTTATCTAATTCCAACTTTGCGGCATCCAGGGCGGTTAGAATAGTATCGCTTGTCAACGTTGCCGGAGTTGCGGCATTAATGCCAGCCCATGAGGCATACTTGCTAAAGCGATAGGCGTCGAGTTCGGGTGCAACTTCGGTGCGCATAAACTCGCTGACCAAAGTTCCGAATGCCATGCCTAAAGTTTCCTCATCATCCATGCGATCAATGGTGAATGCCCGCCCACGTTCGATCTCAAGGGTCAAGGTTTCCCAGGCGGCAGTAATCTGCCCCTTAGGATAACCGCTTGATCGGCTGTAATTGCCTAAGCCGATAGGATCGGTTTTGAATACTTTCACTACATTTGCGCCGGCAAAGTTGACCGGTTTGGTCAAGGCGTCAAGACGCGCGGTAAGTGATTCTCGTTTGTAAATTTCATCCAGAATAGGCTGAAATTTTTGTGCTAATGCAATGCTCTGTGCCATTTTAGTTTCCTTTCAAACTATTATTATGTCGGCAGTCCAGCCGCTTTCCTTGCGGCAACGATGACTGCGTCTTGGTTTTCGATGGGTTTGTTGCCCCCGCCTGAAACAATCTTAGGCGTAGGGGTGTCCGATTCGAACAGGTAGTCATTCTCTGGCTTGATCTTTTCGAGTTGCTCTTTGAGCCCAACTAAGCCTTCGTCTGTCAGCTTCAGATCCGCCTCATTCAATAGCGCCCTGACCGCCTTCACGTTCTTAGCCTTGTGCCCCTTCAACGCGTCTGCTAAGGCGCTCTCATAACGAACCTTGTAGACTTGCGCTTCAGCGTCTTTTTGCGCTTGTTCGGCTTTAGCCTTCCATTCGTCGGCGCTTTTCTTTACGCCTTCGATGTCCAGCGCTTTGAAGCCATCAATAGTTTTAGAGGCTTCGTCCAGTTGGCTTTTCAGGCCGTCTCGCTCCGCCTGGGCTTCGGCAAGTTTGGCTTTGTGAGCCTCAATATCCTTGCCGTATAAGGTCATGACCGAGTCAATAGCCTCTTTTTCCAGTCCGAGTTTCTCCAAATCTTCGCGTTTCATGTTTACCTATCCTTTCCTCTCCACCTTTTACAGCCACTAACGCAGTGCCATTCGCAGGTGCCGCCTCTTTACGCTCGCGGTCAGCATAGTTTGTTGCAATGAAAGCGGTATAAGCCGCTCATAATGCCTGTGTTAAGTCGAAATTACAGTAGTGAGACGCTTCATTGCGTCAACCACGGGGTTAGGTAGTCAATTTCAGAATCCCGTTCCATTATCTACGCATTGGACTTTTCTAATTCTTCAATTTGTTTTTGCAGCATGGCAAATTCGTCTAACAAATCTATAATCATAGGGTGCATACAATAAACATCCCGAATATATTGTAAGTTTTCTTGTAACGTATGTCCCATACTTCCATTTGACAGTTCAGTCATTTTTAGCTCCTTTAGATCATCAGTCATTTGAATACCCGTTCCCACTCATAGCGCCGCTCAAGTCCGGTTTGCTTTGTGAAATCACGCAGCCGGTATTGCCAGTCTTTTATCTTAGCGCCCGCCATCGCATATTCTTCACCCAAGCCGGCAGCTTCAAACATGTCACGTTTGCGCTTCCAGTCCCTCACGCCGCGCTCTAAATATCGCTGCTGCTGGGTTGCCTCGTATAAGTCCATCTGCTTGCCGCCATAAGTTACTTGCGCGTTATTCACGCGGTCTAATTCATCTTGCGTGTAGGTTGGCTTCTCGTAGCCCTCGAAAAACAGAAACACTGAATGCCTACAATTCCAGCCAAGCAGCCCCGCCCCCGTGCCATAGCCGGTGGTCTCAATGAACGGCTCGTATTTGGGGTGCGTTCCGCTGATAGAATAAACCTTGCCTTGCCATGATTCGTGGTTCATTGGACCGGAGCCCTTATTACGCGCCCCTGGATGCGCGCTTACCTCGACCAAGTCCGTGCCCGCTTCAGCCGCCATTGCCAGTGTCATGTCACCGGTTGCCTGATTAATGCCAGTCCATATATTGCGCTTGATGGCAACATCGGCTTGCTCGACTCGTCCTGTTTGCGAATTGAGCACCCTTACGCCTTGCTCTGCCAGAGTCAGCACGCCTTGTTTTATCGCCTGATCTATGCCAAGCGTGCCAGTACTGACAGCTAAATACGCATCATCGGCGGCGGCGATAAATTGAAGTTCGCTCTGGTACGCAATGGATCGGGTGAGATTCTGCAATACCACATTTGTTCTGGCAAAAACGCTGTTCACAATACCTGTTAGTTGTTGTGACTCCGCTAATTCAGGCACTTCTAAGCCAAGTTTACCAATGATCGCTTGCTCATCTCGAATGCTCTCAAATCCCGCTTTCTTGAAGATTGTGCGCAATTCCTTTTCCGTGTAGCCTGAGAGCTTTGCAATTTTCCGCAATAAATCGCTGTATAACGCCTCGGAATATGCAAGCTCGCTCGCGCGAAACAGCGCCTGATTTAAGGCTGATTTTGCCCGCAGAAGCGATGCCAGAGAACGCGCCGAATCCGTTAGAACGCGTGTGTAAAACGATTCTAATCGCTGTTCAAGCGGGTTCAGTAAGGCGTCCACACGGTCAAAAAGTATCATGCGTTAAACACATCCGTTGGCGTTTCAGCACGCTGCTGCTGAAGCCATAAATTAGCCGTCTTTTCGTCAAGTCCATAGTTTCGCATCAGGAAAACTTGCTTTGGCATAAGCCCCATTGAAACGGCTTGCCGGTCTACTTGCATCTGCGCGTCTTTATCTACCAATATTGAGTCATCAAACTCAAATTCCAGGTTGTACGCGCCCTTTGTAGCAAGATTGTACGCCGTTGCGTAGAAATCCATCGTTTCCAACAATCGTTCTAACGCCGTGCGCAGGCTTCTCTGAATATCGCGAATGGTAGAATATGTGCGCTGTTTTGTACTTGCCACTTCGGTTGCCGTGCGCGCTACCAATTCAGGGTCACTGAGCGTGCCATAAGCCAAACCGCACGCAAGCTCAATTCTTCGATAAATGGCGCTGATTCCGTTCAAATAGTTCTGCTCACGCAAAGTCGGTGACCACTCTTTGAATAAATCCCCTTCCCCCACGTTGCTCGTGGAGTTCAAGGCTCTATACAGCCGCTTATCGGGTAGAATGAGCGTGCCGTCATCCTTACGCTGGAACGCTACCACGTCCGCATACAAGGCGCGCTTGCCAGATTCAAACTCCCATAAGAAGCCGGAATGTAACCGATCCGCCTGTTCTATCAGATCAACCGCCCGCGAGTAACAGCTCACGCCCAATGGCGATCCAGTGTCCTTCACATCGCCACCAGGCGCCTTAAAATAGGCAAACAGCAGCTTATCCGCGCCGATAATAGTAGCAACCGGCTCAAGTACCGCCCAATCGTCAATAACGCTCAATTGCGCTTCCCGCCCCAACTGGTGAGGGCTATCGCTCTCGAATGCTTTGTTGGTAACCGTGTAAACGCCTTGCTTGTCAATGTCATGCGCTTCAAGTTTGGTAAAGTACTTTT